ACGTGTACTACTCCGTGGGCTCCTGCACCTGGTACGTATGGCATAAACTATCTCCTAATAGCTATATTTAAGCTAGTGCAATGCCAGTAGTGCCTTGCATATACTGATCTGCCGCTTCTTTCTTTGCAGGCATTACAATAAACACATGCTCTCTTTTTAAAGTCATTGTTTCTTTTGCACCTAAGAAAACCCAAGGAATCATTCCTAGGCCGCCGCCACTCATAGTAAGTGCAAGCGGTCTATTAATTGTATACCCTTCGTGATTATCTTTTTCTAATCTAGCAATTAATTCATCACCGTTGATAAGTTTGATGCTGACTACGTCCCCTTCGGACATTGGTTTTTCGATTAACATTTTACATTTCTCCTGATTGTGCTAATTTTAACATTAGACTGTATTGTTCGTATGCTTTGCGTACTGCGGGATAAGTGTCTCGCAAATACGCCTCTTCTTGTTTTTGTTCCATGATAGTTTCAAACAGATTATAATGTCCTGTTTGCTTCATGTTGTTAAACACTTGGCTTTCAAACTCTGCTATTCGTTCTAATTCACTTTCAGCTATCTCAACAGTATAAAGGGTTTCAGTTTCGTATGTTATACGATCGCTGAGAAACTTATTATAGTCGTCGGCAAAGTGAAACAGTTGAACGTTAGCACGAGTATGTTTGTAGGCCCTTTTATTAGAGTCAATGACTCTAATGTTGTGTTCGGCAGCAAACTTTTTTAGTGTATCACTCGGGGTGGACATACTCAGTTGCCATTGGAAAGATCTCAGCAATCACTCGGGCACACTCACGTGCAACTTCCATGTGTTCTAGCTGAGTACCATTGCCGCTACGCAGATCAATAAAGTGAATCCACGAGCGTAGTGTGCCGTTCATATACAAGCGACTGACTGTGTTACCTTCTGGAAGGATAGCACGAGCTTGCTCTTTGGCAATACCATTTTCGATAGCCCATGCGTAGTTTTCTTTAACAAGATCGATAACCTGTTGTTGTCTACGATTCCATTCAGCCATTAATTCGCGATTGGTTGTGATAACACTGTTCTGACGATTCTTTGTATCCTGTAGTCGAGCATCACGAATAACAAAGTCAAGGTCTTTAGTTGGATCTGCATAACGTTGACTAAACTCCTGGAAGCTGAAACTACGGTGACGCAGGATTTGGCGAGCAATGTCTCGGGTTGTTTCAATCTCCAAACATGCTGATACCATTTCAAGTGGTGACCAATGCTTATGCTTGACCAAATAACGAATTAGCTTGTCTGCTGTTTCCATGTTGAATTGGTTAGCAGGATTACTAACACGAGCACAGAAAGCAATCAGCTCTTGTGCATCTACTAGACCTTCGTCGTACATACTACGGCTAGGCTTACTTGACGAGATTAATTTAACTTTCATTTGTCTTCTTTCTTTGATGGTGTTTCACACAAGGCCTCTAGAGTCTTGTAGTGTTGGTATGCTTTTTGTAAAGATTCGTAGTGTGCTAACTTTGCAGGGTCTGGAGTTAGGATAGCTAATCTTTTTTCAATAGTAGTTAGCAGGTCTCCTAGACTACGACCTTTCCATTTGATATCTCCATCGAAATGGGCATCACTACTAACATGCAGTCCTGCTGAACCTGTTATAGTTCCAACTGTATTATTAGTAGAAAAAATATAAGGATTAGTTGCCCAGGTACCATTTGCACCAGCACCTGTGGATATAGTATAAGAATTTTGACTCGATCCCTGGGCCCCAGTGGTATAACTTGACATAGACGTTTTTAAGAGATCATCTACTTCCTGTGCAGTAAATCCAACATTCATTGTTAGATCATCCTGCGTCCACTCATACTCCACTGGCTTGATTTTGGAGATGCTGTCTGAGCTCATTAAATCCGCCTACTAATTGTTCATTGATAAAAATTTGTGGGACTGTTCTTGCATTAGGCACAGCTTCTAGTAGCTGTTCTCTAGTCCATGTACCTTCAGTGATGTTACGTTCTTCGTAGTCAATGCCACGCTGCTTTAACAGAGCTTTGGCTTGATCACAAATCGGACAGGGCGTTTTGCTCCATACGGTTACTTTCATAGTTATAATTCCTTTGTGTTAAGTTTAGACGAAAAAAGGCCTCATAGTCAAGGCCTTTTTGTGTTTTGGTGAAATTAAAGATCAGGTAATTCTTCGTACTCGACTGTGTCTGACATCACGCCAATGACATAGTTAGTTGATTCATTTTCCTGTAATGCAGTCTGCTTCTTGTTGATGTTTACGTGTTTGTTGAACCAAGGGATAGGACTAAACTTAGGATGGTCTTCTAAATACTTGATACCAATTTCTTTCAATCTAGTAAATGCAGTGTAGTCTACAAAGTCTTTTAAGATATTAGCGTTTAAGCCAATAACTACACCTTTCTTGAATAAGAATTCAGCCCACTCTTTTTCTTCACGGATAACTTCCATGTAGAGTGCATATACTTCTTCTGCACATTCTTGGTCCAGCTTAATAAAGTCTGGATCATCTTTAGTTACATTGTTGATAAGCCAAGCAGTCCACTCGGTGTGTAACAATTCATCCTGCAGAATCAAACTGATGATATTGCCATTGCCAATGTAGATCTTATTCTCTACCATGGCCAATGATGTGGCAAAGGATACCATAAAACGTAGGGCTTCAAGTGCATATGACGCATGTAAGGCCATCCATATGGCTCGCTTATGAACCATTGTGTCAATTGTTTCACCCAACTCTTTACGGCAGTTGAGCTGATGAAGATCCTCATAGTAACGACCAATGTTAGCAGCCATACCAACGATTTCAGCCGTGTCGTGAATCTTATTAAATTCTTCTTTAGGTACTCCATATACGTTCCTAATGATATGACTGTAGCTCTTTGAGTGGATATTGGTTTCAAAGAAACTCCAGTTACTTACTAATGCTTCAAGTTCGGGCAAACTGATTACAGGTTGGAATACCTGATTAGGAGCACGGCCTTGGATACTATCTAAAGCTGTTTGTCTCAACAAGTTACTGGTGAAGATATGCTTAACAGCGTCACTGGCTTCCTTGTGATCCATTTTGTCTTTGGTAAGACTGATCTCTTCCGGTACCCAAAAGAACCCACGTGCCAGTTCTTCATACTTGGCAATTTTAGGATATTTGACTTCCTCGAAACGTTGAACTGTTACCGGCCCAGCTGGATCTAGAAACATTGTACGCTTAAGATAATTTGTTTGTTTTGATAAGTTATATTGTTCTTTGCTCATTTTAATAGTTTCCTGATGCAAGTACTATCTTGCAAATATGTTCTAGTCGTTCGATATGTTCGTATGCACGCCACGGGCTTGTGTCAATAGCTACTACTCCGTGTCCTTTAATACCCACAATATCATAGGCAATGTTTCCATCTCTATCTAATTGTAACTGTTTATGGCACTGGTCTGCAAGCTCTTGACTGATAGGAGGCACATCTCCTACATTAGGTGCCACTTTGGTATAACGATTGAGTTCTGGAAATGCATTGCTAATTGTGCTTAGATCAATTCCGGCATGCATAGCAGCAATACAGTATGTAGGATGAACATGCACTACAACTCGAACATCGTCTTTGTGCTGTCCCATTTCACGTTGCAGACCAAAGTGTAATGGAATCTCTCCACTGGGCTTAAGGTTAGCACTGATATCACTATACGGAAGGTCTCTCCAACTATAGTTAAAGGCTGCACTGCCGTACCCACTATGAATACTTTTATCAATACTGATCTTTTTAAATTGATCAGGTTGTAGGGTTTGCTTACGCACACCACTAGGTGTAATGTAAAAGTGATCACGGTCGTGATGACGAATTGATACGTTACCGTCACGACTGGTAATCCAGTTACGCTTGTAAGCGTCTACCATAATATCGCAAATTGTTTCTAACATTATAGTTTACAAGCCTCGCAGTCGGCGTCATCATAAATGATTACATTGTCTGCTGCATTAATTGCAAATCCATTTATACCATTAACCTGTGTAGTTGCAGTAACATTGGTCTTGGCACCTACTTTGTTAATTAAGCTGTAATAAATTGTTTTGATACCCCATTTGTATGCCAGCATCAAGTTCTTGGCAATTAGAGTAGCAGGTACCTTGCCATTTGTAAAGTGTGCAGGGTTATAGAATGTGTTAGTGCTCAATGATTGATCAATGTAGGCTGCTAATACTGCGGCTGTCTTCAGATAATCAACACAGTCAGTTTGATCCCACATCATCTGATAGCGATTCTTTAGGCGTCTGTACTCAGGCACTACCTGTACAAAAGATCCAGCTTTCGATTCCTTAACAGAAATCAATTCCATAGGCATTTCAATTCCGTTAGTAGAGTTTAATACAACTGAGCTAGACTCTACTGG